CCAGAAGTAACATCTAAATTAAGAGATATATTGTAGGAAAAAGAAGCATTAACTTCACTTGTAATGTTTCCAGTTGATGGATCAACAGTAATTTTTCTTGTTTCTCTTATATTTTCCCACTTTACAATTGTGCCAACATCAGAATTTGAAATGTCTTGAGTCACTAATGAATTAGCTCGTAAAATTGGAACATCAATAAAAGTATCAACTATTTCAATTTCATCATTAAATAGCTTAATAGCTGCATTCTTTTCAATTTCATCACCAATCGGTAAAGGAACATCATTTTCAAGAATTTGAATCTTTCCTTCGTAAATGAATGACTGAATAGTGTTCAAAGATGCTTCGCTTCTAATATCTTCGATTTCTGGTCCAAGTTGTGCATCATTTGCAACAAGCAAAACTTCATTATTTGCCATTCCTTCACCTTCTTGCCCTCCCTTTAACACAAAGAACTTTAATACACCACCAGAAATATTTTTTAAATCTACTTTACTCATTTTATTAAACTGTTAAAGTGAATCTTACTAGAGCTGCAACCTCTAAATTTTGAACCGACCAGTTTGCGAATGGATTAGCATCACAAAACAATCTTTTATCATCACCTGTACCAATTGCAACGGGAGAATTAAAGAACAAGTCTTTCCCGTAATAATTAAATGCTGGTTGATTGTCTGGAAATTCAGTACCAGAAGACCATAAAAGAGTCCCACCATTGAAGCCTCTTGGTGCTCCTGTTGCTGTAAACTCATAAAATCTTATGTCTAAGTCTTGTCCAACTCCTGCCGTTGCTGTTGTAGCACAAAGAGAAACACCCAATAATTCAGCAATAATTCCAGCACCTCCAACTGTATAACAACTTGGTGCATTGAAGGAAGAATGAGTCTCCAAAGATTGAGGACCATTCAAGTTTCTTGCTTTCACGAATGGCATTCTTAAAACTGCCTCTTGATCATTTGCCCATATCAAAGTCCCACCCTGCAAAGATAGTTTTCTCAATATGCTATCTGCTGGATAATTTGGAACGTCGCCAACATCTTGAAGTTGTGCAACAGTAGCACCAGGAACATACTTAAATTTTCCAGCACCATCAGAAGCAACAAACTCTCCATCATTACCACCAGACAGATCGTTTATTTCTGCCTCTCCTACTGCATTATTTGAAATTGAAGGGTTTGGATATGTACCATCTAAACTTCCTCCTGCTGGTCCTGTTGGGCTTCCTCCACCTCCTGTACTTCCTCTTTGCGCTCTTGTAGTAGTTCCCATCTAATCTTGTGTTAAAATGAATGTAACAGTACCCGAAGTATTTGCATCATTATCATACAAAACCCTCAAATAAGCACCAGTAAAAACAGTATCTTCAAAAGTATGAGAGTCATTTGAAGGAATGACAATATCAGCTCCATCAATTACAGTATCCCAATTAACCCCATTTGAGCTTTGTTGTACTGTAAATTTTGCTGGACCATCACTTCCTGTAAGAATTGCTTGAATTTGGTATGGTCCACTTTTGGATACTGAAGCATTTCCTTCTTTGCTTATGCCATCAGTTGTGAATGGTGCTGTTGCATCATAATTTTCTACATTGTCAGGACCGACTTGTAAAAAGAATTGTGTTTTGCAAGAACCTGTTGTTGCTCCCATAACTTTATTTAAAATAATGTTGAAGTAATTTCTTTTTTTACACCATTGAACGTTGGATAATCCCCTTTGTTCTCATAGATGTAATATTGTATATTTTGATAGTCTTCTATTGATTCATTGTAATATTGATCAATACCCCATGATTCAAAAGAAGCCATTGTTGAATTCTCTGCTTTTTTATTATTAACGCCCGTTAAATCTTTGGCGTTTGGTTGATCTCTCATGTACTGAAAGTAAATAAATCCCATAAGCATTGATTTCATACCTCTTGAAACTATTCTTGAAGGTTTACACCCACAAGTTCCATAATAAATGGAGTTAAACCCTTGAGTAAGATCAACACATATTTCATTGTAGATGTCCAAATATATTGGAGTGACAGGAATATGAGTATTACCATCTAAATCAGCAATGAATAAATTTGATAATTCACAACCAAGTAAGTCTTGAAGATACCTTTTTTCATATCTATCAATATAGTTTTGCAACTTTTGTTCAGAAGAACACCCTGTTGTTCCAATAGGAATATAATACTTTCCTTTTTGGGTAAAATCACTTACTTGTAATATTATCATTACTTAGTTTTTTTTGTTGTTCTTTTTTTTCTTGTTCCAGCTCCAATTGTTTTTTTAGCTGCTGCCTTTTTTTTACAATCTTCACATTCTTCTTCACCTTCCTTCTTCACTTTGTCACCACATCCACAATCTTCATCTTTTGTCTTGATGACTGCTGCTTCTTGGTCCTGTTTTGCTTTTATTTGTTCAGCTTGTTGTGCCTGAATATTAGCAAGTTTTGTTTTTGTTGCATCCTGTAAACTTTTACGGAAATTATCAAGCTCAGTTTGATTGCTTTCATTTGCGAATCCTTGATCAATCATTTTTTGAGCAAACTTTGCATCAAGCTCTTTGATTGTTCCTTCTTGAATTCCTACTGGATGATGTTTAATAAATTCTATAATCATAGTTTAAAAGATAAAAAGCCCACTCAATTGAATGGGCTTTGGTTTATATTATGGCTTTGCCAATGCTGCTTTTGCTGCGTCAATATCAGCAACTTTTAAGAATGCGTTTTTCCAAACATCACGAATCACTAACGCTTTTCTTAATGTACCTTTGATAGTAATTAAGTCAGAAGTGAAATCCGTTGCGTGTTGGTTAGCCATCATGATTTCCATATCTCTATGAGTATAAACAGTTCCTTTTGTGAAGTCACCAACATAGATTGTTCCTGCTGGAGCTAAAGGCGTCTCATACACTGGAACACCATCAATGAACATTCCATCATTTGAAAAATAGATTGGAAGCAAGTAATTTGCATCAGCATCTTTTTCCAATTTCATTTGACAAACATCTGCTGGGTTCATCAATATTGCATTTGGATTGTAAAACTGATTGTTAGACTCTCCAGAAATACGAATTTGACAAATAGCAGATTGAACAACGTCAAAAGTTGTAGGACTTGAAGCAGCAAGGTTTTCAATTGGAGAACCAGCACCAACAGACCAAGCTTGAGCTTTATTGTCAACAGAAGTGAACTGTGGAGCAACACCTGTTCCTAACAATAATTGTTGGTCCAACTTCAACATTAAGTTTTCACGAAGGAAAGTATCAACTTCATTTTGAACGAAGTCATAATCTTCCAAAGTATCACGACAAACTTTAATTGAATCACCAATTTTGCGAATATCTTCAGACTTTTCAATCCATGTAATATCACTTTCTGGAACTGGAGAACAGTTTGCAATCGCATCAGCACTTCTTGTCAAGATGTTTTGATCAACATAAGTGATCTTTCCACCAGAACGACGTTCAGTGATTGTTGCTTGATTAAATAAGTCTTCAATAAAGATTCTTCTGATTGGTTGTTTTCCGATTGGAATCAATCTTTGAGAAGCAGTCGAATCAACAACAGAAGCATTTGTAACTGTTTTAGTTGCAATATGGAAGATAACTTGATCCTTGTTCTTCTTCTCTTCACAAGCATTTTTGAAAGCTTCTTTTTTCTCTCCTACTAATTGATCAAATTCATTAACAGGATTCAATTTTAAATTGGCGATAGTCTCACCTTGTTTTAAAACTGTTTCTTTTAATTTGTCATGAGCTTTCTTTTCTGCTTCAGCATGATCAGACATAGCCTTCAAGTTTTCTGCTTGAATAGCATCATTCTTTTGAGATAACTCAATCAATTGTTCATCTGTCATAGCTGATTTTTCAGCAGCAGAAACACTCATTAATGGTTTTAATACTAATGTCATAATAATAACGATTTTCTTTTTTTAACTTGATTTTCCTCTTGTTCTTGCTTTTGCTCTTCTGCATTCGGCTCTTCCTCCTGTAAAGTGTCTTTCAACGGCTCTTCAAAAGTCATAAGTGAATTATACTGCTGCTTTAATTGCATTAATTCAAGAACAAAAAGTTCATTATATTTTTTCGAAAGATTGTTGTCTGTTAATGCTTTGATAAACACCTCCATTCTTTCGTTGATTTCTTCTAAATGTTTGTTTAAGTCCTCTTGACTTTTAACAATGGATAAGTTTGGAGTTTCAGAATTTGCACCAAAGACAACTGCTGATCCTTCCCAAAGTTTCACCTCTTGAATATCCCATATTTTTTGATCACCTTCTTCAACTTGCTTGATCTTATCAGCAATATAATTGAATCCGATACTATGCTCACGAATTAAACCTTCGTTATACATTTTCAAAAAGTCTTGTCCTTCAGTATGAGTTCCCATCTTTGAACGAAAGTATAAACCTGTTTGGTCCTCTTTCAATTCTTGAATAACCCCAAGAGGTCTTCTTGTATCATGGTAAGCTAAATGTGCAATTTTTCGATTGCTTGCACTTTGTGGACCATGTTCTTGAATTGACTTTGAAAAAGCTCCTTGAAGAATCCTGTCATTATCAGAATCAACATTATTGAAAGCCCCAAAGTAACCTTCAACAATTCCTCCTTCTTCATCTGCTTTTACTTCCAATAAAGGAAGTGTACATGATGCGTTTTTATATCCTTTTTTACTCATTGGTTGTAATGTTTGTTCCTTGAATTGGATTACTTGGGATAAGTTC